GAGATAAAACCTGAAGAAGCATTCCCTGAATGGTTATTGAAACCGCCAGGCTTAATTGGAGACATTTGTGCATGGATCAACGCAACTGCTTTAAAAGATCAACCTTTACTCACTCTTGGGGCTGTCCTGCCTTTCTGTGGAGCACTATTCGGACAGAAGGTCAGAGATCAATGGAACAATCGGACAAACCTGTACGCAATGGGTGTCGCTCCTTCCAGCGCAGGGAAGGAGCACGCCAGAGATCAGATTAAAAGACTGATAGAAACCGCAGGGATTCACGCAATTTTGGGCGGAGAAAGTGTCACTGGAGATGCAGCGATCGAATCACGCCTGACAGAATCTCCTTCGATATATTTCCCCATGGATGAAATTGGCCACATGATGGGTAGCATCAAGGCTTCTGGCGGAGTTAATCCACATTTAGCATCTATTGTCCCGATATTAATGAAACTTTATTCATGTGCGAAATCGACATATTATGGCAAAGAATATGCAAAACAGGAGCGCAAGGTTATCGTTCAACCATGTTGCTGCCTATATGGTACGACGACACCTGAAAAGCTTTGCGAGGGTATCAGTCCTGCAGAGATCGAGGACGGATGGCTGGGTCGTGTGTTGATATTTATATCAAACACAAATCCAGCTAAAAGATGGAAAGAACACGAAACAAAACCTGTTCCAGAGCATCTGGTCACTCAGCTGCAGGCATGGTGGACAAGATCAATTATGGCCCCTGCAGGAACTCCGGACATCGACGCGGCAACGGGCATATTCCCGGCAGTAATCCCTACAAACGCGCAGGCCCATGAATGCTTTATGGATTTTGAACTAGCGTCAGACCGAATGGCCAGACAGAACCAGAATAAAGGTGTTGATAAATTATGGTTAAAGTCCGGGGAGAACGCTCGCCGGCTTGCGCTTAATGTCGCTGCAGGGGATAGATTCGACAATCCCGAGATCTCAGATATGCACGCTGATTGGGCGTGTCAACTGGCAAATGCACTCCTGACCAGAACTGTGAATATGGTAGAGAACCATGTCGTAGAAAGTGTTTACGAAAAAGACAAACTGAGAATATTTAGCCATATTAAAAAGGCCGGAGCAAAAGGGATCCCGAAAAGTGTACTTGCACAAAAAACCCCGAAACACAGCAAACGTCAACGCGACGACCATTTAGCTGATTTACAAGAACAAAAACATGTTGTAATCGGAACAAAACCGGGGAAACGCGCCTTGATGGTCTGGGCATACCCGTATGGATTGGAAGAAACAAAACAAGAACCTGAATAGGGGGGTGGTGTAATGGCTTCAGTAGCTTTTCAAGTAGACTTACAAAAATTAATAAATAAGTATAATGTTGAGAATGATTTTGATATGCCAGATTATTTGATGGCAGAAATGATTGTTAAGTTTATCGAAACTATGGGCGACATCTCTAAGCGTAATCTTGATTGGCATGGTTGTAATTCTATCTGTCATCCATTAAACAGAAAGGACAATAAATGAAAGATCCCTTATGGCAAAAAGGTGAAGTTTGCAAAATGCTCGATCTTAAATATATGACACTTACCGGCTGGGTATTCGCTGGGCTAATCACGCCAGAGATCCCAGCCCCGAAAGCAGGATCCCCGGCGTACTTTACCAGGAAGAACATTCACGAAATAGCTATCTTACAGAAAATGGTCAAGGCTGGCATAAAAAGACAAATGGCAAAGAAGGTAATGGACGACTCTAAAATGAAAGCTAAGATACTTGCTAACAATGAGATTAAATACACTTTCACGATTAATGTAACGATCCCAAATTACTGATATGGACCATTCACTTTTTAAAGATATTCACGATCCATTCGACGACGAAGGCGGTCCGGTCGATTGGAAAAAAGAAAAGATCGCTAACAGAATACTTGGCCTAGGCCGAAAAAAGGAGAAGATGATGACAGAGAAAAGAGTTATTGAGTATGAAGATTCCTTCGGGGATGAGCCGTACACTGTTTACGACATGAAGCTACATGAAGTTAAAATTATGAAAATGCCAGGGAAAGAGCCGAACGCACTAATTATTCATCGCGTCCCTGGCGGTTGGATATATGAAAAACCAATCAGCTCGATTTCTTCAGTATTTGTCCCCTACACTTCTTACAACGACCACATAGCACAGGTTAATGAAAGTAAAAAGTAAATTTACCAAAGAAACCGTCGTTATAATCCTACCGCTTCCACCTGCGATATTGTCTCCAAATACCGTGTGCGGATCTATTGGCGGTAGGATGAAACGAGCTGCAGTAACAAAGAAGTCCCGGAGACTGGCCATGGAAGCTGCAGAACGTGAAGGGATCAGTTCCGGGCCATGGCGGAGAGCTACGATCAAGGCGAAATTCTATCACAAGCAAAAGCGCCGACGTGACGACATTAACCATCTGGCAATGTTAAAGCCGACATATGACGGGTTGGTTGACGCAAACCTACTGGTAGACGACGATTCGGAACATTTAACCACGTTGCCGGCAGAGTTTTTTATCGACAAGAAGACGTCAAGGGTTGAATTAACAATAGAAAGACAGAAATAACATGAAAGTTCTTCACGCCACATTTACAACCAATTTTGCAACCACGACCGGATTTGTTATCACTCAAGATGAAATCACCAAAAAGAAAAAGCTAAGAGTAGCCACGTTACATCCCTCGATGGGAGAGCCAGAATCCATAGCGCATGTTGCTGCTCACGGGTCAGAGGTACCACTGGACGTTTTAAAGAGTATTGTTCAGATTATAGAAGAAAAATAGTAGTGTAAGTCGTAGTGTAAGTATAGGTGTAGGTAATGGTGTGTCTGGAAGGAAAACCATGCAAAAACGGCAGGATACAGATACACCACTGCATACACCACAATGGTGTATGAGTAGTGTAAGTATAGAGGGAACAAAAATATTAATGCTTGTCGCTTTCCCCTTCCCTGTGCTCAAGCTCAGTCTCTAAAAGCCGCTTAACGTGACTTTTCCCAAGAGCTCCCATCAGCTCGTCGATCTTTTTTGTAATGACATGTTTACAAGCCACATCATTAAACTGCTCTTTAACTCTTGTCGATATAGCGTCAGTAAAAGTTGTTAAGGCAATCTTTTTAGTCGTCTCAATAACATAGTCTGTTTGTTTTTCTATTGAGTCCTGTATCATAACCCTGATGTTCTCACGGAAATAGTCCTCAAAAACCTCCTTTACAGACTTATTAATAAAAGCGCTGAATTCTTCTCCAACAATAGATTCAATTTTCCTGTCAAGATCCCCTTTGAAGTCCTTTTGCCTGAAGTGTTTAGCGACAACAAAAGAAACATTTTTATCGACATGCTTTGCGATATCTTCTGTCAAGGTTTTACTCCTTATTGCGTCGGCTACATTCTCCCGGATAATATCAGTTGCCCCCTGTTTAACCCGGTCAAAATAGGATTCAATATCCTTTTGAGTTCTGTCCAGCGCAGTTGCTAGCCTTTTTGCAATTACTGAACTATCTATTGGATTCTTGTTCATTTACTGTCTCCTTTTATTTGTTTGTGATTACTTAAGATTTTATCAATTTGTTTTCTGGCCCAGCGATTTCCGTTCCGGGTCTTATGCAACTTCTCATGGTTCATCTTTCTGGCAATCTGCATAGTCTCATATCCTTCGGCCTTCATCGCCCAGATCCGGACGATTGCCTTTTGCTCTAGTTCAACCGGGATGAGCATGGTATTGTCTTCCGGATCGATCTGGAAACCATAAGGCGGAAACCTACCCATTCTCTTTCCGTTTCGCTGATGTTGCTGCATTGCAAATTTAGTCCTTAAGGCTATGATCTTGCGTTCATACTCCGATATACTAGAAAGTATCTGTCTAATCAGCACAGATTCAGCCGTATCGCCTTCAACATCGCCCTCAACGGCTTCAATCCTTGCGCCGCAGGTTTTCACTGCCTGCTTTATTAATTCCATCAGATAGACGTTTCTGGCCAGTCTGTCGAGCTTATAAACCAGCAAGACGGAGCCCTTTTCTAATTGCTCCAGGGCGGCCCACAAAGCCGGACGATCTGCGTCGGATCCGGAAAGGGCCTTGTCCTCATGAAAACCGGCCACAGTGTATTTTTTGTCATGAGCATGCTGTTCACAATATGCCTTCTGGATCTCGTTTGAGTCTGAAGTTTCAGCGTTTCTGCGCGGAGAAAACCTCGCGTAAATAATTGCATTAGTCACTTTGTTCCTCCTTTCGTTATAGATTTCCCTGCCTGCCTCGCCCTGCCATGCCTGACCTTGCAAAGCCAAACCTCGCCACGCCTAGCCTGCCGTGCCCTGCCCTGCCTCGCCACGCCTAACCTGCCCTGCCCTGCCACGCCTTGCCTCTCCCCGCCGAACCTTGCCGCGCCCAGCCTGCCCCGCCATACCTCGCCTCGCCCAGCGATGCCAAACCAGACCTGACCACGCCTGCCATGCCTCGCCCCACTCACCTCGCCTTGCCTCACCGCGCCTGGCCATGCCTGCCAAGCCATTCCGCGCCGGGCCTGACCATGCCCCGCCCCGCCAGTCCACGCCTGCCTAGTCTGCAAACCTCGCAATAGCTTCATGAATGGGATTAAACTCTACTAAATCTTTATACCTTTGATGCCATGATATCATTTCTTTTTTTGCTTTATTTATAACTTGTAACCTCAACTCCGCATCTGACAAAGCAAAGTCAATACTGGTATAAGTTAGATCGTCTTCAATTTGGACGTTTACAAATCCTCGAACAGTAACATCTTCCCTGACAATAACAATAGCTCGCAGCAATTCTCTTGCCTGAACTAACCGATATTCATCAGCAGCCAAACCATCGTCCCATTCAAAATATTCGTGCAGGGGAGATGTTTTTCTCTTTGCACTCTGCAAAACGTCTCTAGCACCAACAAAACCGCCCTTTTTTTGACGTATAGATTCAATCTGACCGCCAACAACACTCGCATTACCGGAGATTCTTGAGCCGTATTTCCAGTCATATTCCATTATTCCTTCTCCGTTTTAACATGAAATAAGCCCCAAGATCCGTTTTTTTCTGGTCTGTATTCTCCAACACCTACGCCAAACCCTGCAAGATTAAACAGGTTCACAATCTTTTCTGCGCTAATAACTGAAGAATTAAACCGGACGGTAATCTCAACCTCCCATTCGTTAAAACCTCCACGATAGCGCAAATCTGCTCCGCCAGTTTTAACGCGGATCATATCCTCACGCATTTCCGGTTTTCCTTTTATCTCTACCAGTTCCCCCTGAACATGAAAAGCGTTTCTGGTGTCGGCCATGGTCATCCCTTCCACGTTCTTTGCTGCTCGGACGGCGGAAGATTTAAAAGCAATTGACGGGAAACCATGTTTTCCGTTCGGAAGATGATACATGCTCGCCTGATATTCTGCTATTTTGTCTCTTTTTGTTCTTGGAGGCTTGACCTTTTCGGGGTCCTGGTCGTCTGCCATTATTTTCTTTGCCTTTTCGCTCCAAGCATGACAAACCAACGGGGAATCTCCCACTAAAATAAGGTTCATAAATTGGATTTTGATCGCTGGTGATTTAACTACTTTTTTTTGTGCCATGATACTGTCTCCGTTTTTAAAATTATGGGTTAATGTCTCTGTTTACTTCTTTACCATGACTCGCCTGCTCCTTCCGTCCAGTCATCGTCGTTAGGTTTGCAGGTCTTGTGGTGTTCGATTTCGGATCCACTTCCTGCATTCAGTTTAAATGCTCCGCAGTTGTTACACTGCAAAATAAAATCGTCCGTCCCGTCGTCCATGGGTACTGTTGTATATTCAACCATTGCTCGGTGTATCTCCTTCCTCTTTGTTAAACATCGTTCCGTCTTCAAGGTAAGTGTAATCATTCCCCTCAGACATTTCCTGTGCGTTCTCGTCGGAATACCTGTAAGCATATTGCTCATAACCGCTTTTCTCGAATTTAGCACAAAGATCCATATACTTATCCTGTACGGCTTTAATTACAGAATCAAAAACCTGCTCTATGTTCCCACCGACATCTGTCTCAAAATCAAAATCAATATCGTTCTTTGATGCGTAACAATATCGGCCTTTATTCCCCGTTGACCTGATTGTTAAATAGTTAGAAATCACATTCTGCACACTAGGTTTTTTAATGCTTTCCAGTTCTGCCTTTACAAACGCTAAAACATCAACATCACAGGAAAAGCTCAATCCGTCTCCCTGGCAATGGCCCAAACTCCACTGAAATTCTGGGTTTGTAAAATACGGGTTATCCTGTTCAAGTAACATTTTAAAGTCTTCTGTCAGCATGCTCGTTTCATCAATCGGATCCTCGCCAAACATCTGCTGCACCTTCTGTTTGGCCTGTTCTGAAAGCTCCTGATACTGGTAAAGATTATATTTTCTGGTTATCGTGTCCATACTACTTGCCTCCTTTCGTCTTGATCCGGACGGCTATGTGGTTTATGTTTTCATGGTACTGAATGGCCGGAATGTCTGTATGAGGATAGTTGTAATCAACCCGGCTTGTGACGACTTCCCCGTTCTTGCTCTGCCGGTGATCGTCTTCAAGGATCTGACCGTTTGGCCCGTCTTTGTGATTTACTTCGATATGCGCCCAATACTCATTGTCTGAAGTTCTGCAAACTGCAATTGATCCACCTGGGAATTTTATTATGTG